CGCTTTGCTTCCGGGGTTCAAAAAGACGTACACTCCAGCACACCCTTGGGTAGTGTTGGTCGCCGGTTCAGCGATTGTGTAATGCCAATTCAAATCCTCCTCCGTGGGGACCCATTTGCAAATGGTTTTGCGGTCACTGGCTTGACGGACAGTGAAATGGGACAGGGCAGCTACGTAATTCTGCTTAGGCGCGGAGTAGCCTTCGCTCGGAGGAGCTAGGGGTTCACGCATCATAGCTGTAACGACGCTACCGGAAAGATCGAGTTCTGGAGTTGTGTTCAGAATCTCAATTTCCATGTTGGCGAGACGCCAACGGGCTGTGACGCCCTCTCCCGCTGCTTGAATAGTGTAAGGAAGCGCGCGATCCCATATGAGGGGAACGGTACCTCCAACACCTGGATAGGCAGTGGAAAAAGGAAGGGTGGGCAGAAAGTTCCCAGCGGCGACTCGTGTTCTGAGACCTGCAATAGGCCGCAAATTCACAGTCGTCGGTCCAATAGGGCCAACCGTACCGGTGTCTCCGAACTCATTCACCTGCATGGGAGGAGAAGGGATAGCCTTTTGGCGGACTGTAGAGGAACCACCACCGTTGTTAAAGCCCGAATGACCAGGAGAAACCCAGATTTGCTCTGACTCTCCCGAGTTGACGTTAATCGCCAAGGTCGTGCTGACTTGATGAGCGGTGATGCTCTTGAGGGTTGCTGCGACGGCTCCGACGAAAGGCACTTTGCAGCCTTCTCCGTTACGACGCGGATCGTCAAGCCCGGAGAAATACTTGCGCATCTCTGCTGTGGGAAAATACTGTCCTGCCAGAGCAGAGACCTTATCCTTGGCACGTGAGTGTGCCAATTCTTGACTTTCGTTGCGACGCGCCCCGAGTCCACGTTCAACCATCATGCGCTTGGCAAGGGTCTTGTCCTTAGGTTTGGGACCGTGTTTCTCGATGACGGGAGCGTCAACTTTCTTCTTGTTCTTGGAAGCCGATTTCTTAGCGGGCTGTTTACCACTGTTCTTCTTGGATTCAGTCATGACGGCTGGAGCTTCCTTGTTTAATTTTCTCGGTGCCGGAACACCGATTTCGTCCTCCAGCTCTAATTCGCTGGGAGTATCCCCTTGATCTGCTATCGCTAAAATGTATCCATTTCGTACCAACTCTAACATGAGCTTAGGAAACAACGGGTGTTCTCCCAACTCGAAAGTGAAGGCTGCAAGCAACTCTTTGGAAGGAAGCTTGGACAAAAGATGGTAGAAAGCTTTGGGCCAACTTTCTAGCACCACTGATCCGTCTTTCTCGTACGAATGACTGCAAAAACTAATGGGATAATCTTTAACAGTAATCGCTTCTGTAACAGTCAGACCAAGCGCAGCGTAGTCGCGCTTATGTTGGTCTTCGACCGCATCATCACCCATGGTACAGACAAAAGAGTCCGCCAAATTACCGCCAGCTTGATGCTTGGCGTAATAAGAGACAAAGGCTCTCACCAGCGAGTTTAGAAACCCGGTGATGAATGAACCACTGACCATGATACCTTCAGAATTAATGTAATAACAATTACCCCGAGAGTCGGAGAAAATCTTATTCATCATAATGTGAAAGTAATTTTTGAAAATGCGTTGCCAGACGAGGGGGATCTTGAAACGAGATGACTTTATTTTGAAAAAGTCGCATCCCATCTGATAGAACTCGGCAATGAAAGACCAATCCCAGCCGCGAACGTCGTTTTGATCCAGGTTTTTAAACTTGGTAAACGCTGCTGTGAAGGTTTTGAACATCTTTTCATTGTGCTCCTCGGAGAAACCCATGCCTGGTTTAGACGGAATGGACTCGTAATC